TAAATCTTCAGAAAAAATTTACAGAAAATTTATCAATAACATTTACGCATTAATAAGGAGGTAAAAATGAGTATAGATAAAGTTACAAGAGAGGAGTGGGATAAATTGGAAGAATTAAAAAAAGAAAAACATGATCCAGTTCAACGACCTATGCACTATCAAGGAAAAATAGAATGTATTGATTTGATAAAAGATAGAGTTGGTTCTGTAAATTTTCCAGCTTACTTAGAAGGTAACATCTGGAAGTATCTTTACAGACACAAAGACAAAGACGCAAACATCCAAGATTTAGAAAAAGCACAATGGTATTTAAACGCTTTAATTAAACACTACGAAGAACTTTAATTAGACATCATTATCTTCTGCATATAGTTACCAACATTCTGCATTTCTTCGGTGGCTATATGCTCTCTAGTTTTACGGTAACGCTCAGTAGCCTTAATGCTTTTATGTCCCATAAGAGTCTTCACATCTTCAATCTTCATTTGCTCACCTGCCATAGTACCAAAGTTATGTCTTAGATCGTGGAACGTCACATCTGGACATCCCGCAGCTTTTCTAATTTTGTTCCAAGTATGAAAAGGATATTTAACACCAAGTATTGTTTCGCTGTTTCTATCGCAAGAGTTAATGATTGCCATAGCTTGATTGTTTAGATGTATTACTCTTGGCTTACCTTGGTAGTCTGTCTTATGTTCTTCTAAGACTAATTTATTGCCATCAAGATCAGACCACTTAGCACTACCAATCTCGCTAACACATCTACCACCAGTCAAGATACATAACCTTATATACTTGATGGAATTTAAGTGTCGCTCATGTGTTTGTGACTCTATAATATTGATCTGCTTATTTATTTCAGCAAACTCTTTGTCTGTTAAAGGCCTATCACGTTGCATCTCAGGGTTCTTTTTAACGTACTTTGCAGGGTTATACTTAACTAAAGACAATCTAATGCTGTTCTCAAACACAGAACTAATCAATTGCACCACTCTATTAGCTTGATACTTAGCTCTCTTACTTACTGCAATATGTAGCTTAGTTATATCACCAGTCTCAACGCTTTCTAGTTTCATCTTACCTAAAGTATTCTTAACGTCTCTATCCCACATACGTCTTGGCTCACCATCTATCTTGCCATCCTTCATCTCTACGCACTTCTTGTTATTGTTGAACAAGTCTTCTAGCTTTAACTCAAACGCCTGGTTTAAGGTATAAGCATCAGCTTCTACTTTCTTTGCTTCTAATGGATCAATGCCTTGTGCTACTTCACCAAGTATTTTTTGTGCTTTGTTTCTTGCAACACCAATAAGAATATCTGTGTTAGCTAACTTCATAACTCTTCGTCTACCATCTATCCGATAGTACACATAATATCCTGTTGGATAAATTCTAAGACCTTTCACTTTTGTATCAGTCTGGTATTGCGCCATGCTTTCCTCCATTTGCCATCCATTTGCCAAAATCAGCAGTATTGATGTGATTGTTTACCTATTAACGAGTAAATTATAAAATGAATCTTGTAAAGAAAACAAGGGTTTTTAGTAAAAAAAAGTAATGATGTGAAATTGTGTGATGGCTTTAAAACATAGTGCGCTACCAGGCTGCGCTACTCCCCGAACAGTTAAATAACCGCTAATTTCTGGGGTTTTTCAAGAGGTATGTCATGGACTGATATGCCTATTTGCCGCCCATTTGCCGAAATTATTGCATCCATAGCCTCTCTAAAACTCTCTATTGAATTAACAGCTTTCATGGGTTCGTCATGTACAGAATATTGTAGGTATTTGCAATTGTTAAAAGGTAGGAAGTAAACATTCTGGTATTTAAGATTAACCAAGGCGAATATATCAATGGTATTTTCTTTGTACTCTCTTGACTTGCTGTGTGATCCTTTTCGTAAATCAAACCGCCAACTGTTTCTAGCTTTCTCTATATGGGTAACTGTCTTGACTTGACAGCGATACATTTTGTTTTCCCATTCAAAGATTATGTCAGCGTTAGCACCATGAGGCATAACTGTTACAGTATCGGTTTCCCTTGCTATCACCGAGCAAGTTAGGTATTCGCCACTCCTACCTATTCTCTCCGTTGCTCGTGTCATGTTGGGACATGTTAGTTTTCGTTAAGTAATTGATCTTCTACTAAAGGTACTAATGGCTGTACTCCTAATGCTGCTGGAGGTGTACCACTAGGTAATGATTGCGGTAAGTAGTCTAAGAATCTTGTTAATAATTTCTTTTGAGCTTCTTTGTTACCAGTATTTGCATTCTTTATTAAATCTTTATTGAAAGGTTTTGCTAAAAATTTATTTAAACCATACATCATTCCTAAACCAGCAAATGCTCCAACCCCACCGCTTGTACTTGCTCCAGTCATTCCAACTACTGCACTAGGCCCTAAAGAACTTGCAGCTCTAAGCATTCCAGACCTTTGTATAAATTGGTTTACTTCTGGTAATACTTCTGGGAACTCTTTTAATGCTCCTAAAAAGTTTGACAAATCATCAATATTTGTATGCTTGTAAGTTTTTAGCAATTCTTCAGTGGCTTCATACTGCATACTTTGTGGGTTAGATAAACCAAGTTCATCAAAAAGTTTGGTAAAGTCTCTTTTGTCTGATTTTATGTATTTACCAAACACATCATCTAAGTAGTTTGCTGCTAAGTCATTAACTTGCTTGTCTCCAACTAATGCTCTTAATTCTCTTACAGCCTCTGGACTTTTATTTTTACCAAAAGTTCTAGCATATAAATCTTCAACTCTAGCAGTAGGCGGTCTGCCTATACCTGGTCTTAATGATCCTCTTCCCAATGCTTTTTGAAATTCTTTACCTGTTTTGTTTTCAACTTTTTGCATGTAACCTTTAAACATCTTGTCACCAGCAAGATATAAACGACCAGCTTCATCTCTTGGATCACGCAATTGTTTTTTCATTGTGTCGAGCAATGCGTTAGTGGTTCTGTAAGCATAATTGTTAGGAGTTTGGCTTACAGCTGGATCATACTTTTTAGATAAATCTGTAAGTTTTGTGTCCAATGCTTTTACATCATTAAAAGTTAATTTATTAGATATTGGAGTAACTCCACCCTTTTTACCAACTTTGAAATCAGATTTATATAACTTTAATTCATCTAAAACGTCTAATACATCAGCTGGTGCATCAGTAAATTTACTCTTAGGATAAACTCTATCTGCTGCTTTAGATAAATTACCTAAATCAAAAAAAGCACCTTTGCTTTTATTTACCGAATCTGCTTTTTTATAAACAGAAGAATAAGATTTTCTCCATGTATTAAAACTATCCAAACCAACCTTCTTAATTAAATCTGATCTTTCTGATTCAGTTAATGGCTTTATTTTTGCTGAAGGAGATATTCTTCTATTCAGCGCTTCCTCAACTTGTGCAAATACATCTTTTAATTGTGCTTGACCTGGCTTACCAGCTAAAGGCATACGACTGGATAGATCATAAGCACCTTTCACAAAAGGTGATGAACTTGCTTGACCAAGTGATAACTCTATTCCTTCTTTACCAAGCAATTCTGCTTTTTTAGCTGCATCATCTGTTATGCCTAATGCTTTTTCAGTAAGACCAACTCTTTGACTTGTTGATGGTATTGATGCAGATAACTTATCAGCACCTTTGTTGATTAAATTTTTACCGCCACTAATTCCGCTTTTAAAGGTATTAGAGAAAAGTCTACCAACCCCAGGAGCTGCTGCTGTTAAAGCAGTATCAATAGTTCCTGTAATAAGTGCGTCTTTTGTTCTTTGACCAGCGCTAGGTGATGGCATGTTTGGTGATACTTTATCACCTATAAAATCTGTTAATAGCGATCCACCTGCTGCACCAACTCCAGCTCCAGTTGCTATACCAGGTAATCCTCCAGGAATACCAGCTACTGCTCCACCTATACCACCAAGCACTTCTAATGTAGGTTCTACAAATCCAGGTAGTCTTCCAGGAAACTCGTTAGGCCCAATTAAACCAAGTTCAACACCAACATTTCTAACCTTAGTGTTGTAGGTAAGTTCGTCAATTTTACCCTCTTGAAGTAATTTAAAACCATCAGCTTTTACTTTTGCAAATACTTCTTTGGCTTCTTGTTGCTGTTTTATTTCTTGGTATGTAGCCATAACTAAAAACCGCTATCTTTTTCAAAAACAAAATTATATGTGCCATCAGAAGTTAAGCCTTTTGTATTTAAGTTAACTTTACTTTTGTCAAGGTTTCCAATAACTGTATCTAAATCTCTAATTAAAAATGATGTGCTTTTGTATTCGTTTTGTAGAGTAAGTAAATCTGTACCTGTAAATATTCCACTACTTATATTTGCCTGAAGCTCCCTTCTACCTTGATCTAAAACCCTTTTAATTTCTTGGTATTTTTGCATAGCATCAAATTCTGAAGTATAAGTTCCCATAGGTAGTAAAGCATCTATTCTTTGGTTTAGATAAACACTCGGTCTTCCAGAATATTGATTTACAAATCTTTCTCTGAGATTTTCATTTAAAATACCTTTAGAATTTATAGCAGCATTAGTTTCTTTAGCTGGAGTTCCAAAAACAGGCCCAAGAACTTTATTGGCTGCATTATCTATTGTATCTTTTAACCCAAATGCCTGTCCTATTAATTGTAAACCTTCAGACTGTTTATATTCTTTTTCAATTTCTTCATCTAAAGATTCTAAGGGTTTAGACACATCAGTTATTTTTAACTTTTGTAAATCACTTGGGTTTACATCGCCTACAACTATCGCTTCCGCTTCTTGTTTTGTGTAACCAACATTTGTTAAAGATTCAATTTGTCTGTTTTCCTCTTCAGCGTCTTCATCTATGCCAACATTAATAACATCTTCTGGTTTTGCACCACCCACAACTATAGCAAATGCTTGGCCTTCGGTATAACCAGCATTAGTATAAGCATCAATTTTTCTTCTTTCTTGTAAAGCATTTATTTCAGCTTGTTCGTTTTGTTCTGCTATTTCTTGCTGTTGAGCTATTTGTCTTTGTTGCATATTAATAGCAGTTGGAACTCCTGCTATTTTAGCTATTGTCGCAAGATTTTCGTTATCACCAAAATAATTTCGTATTTCCATATCTTGCTGTTCCTTTAACGTCCTAGCTTCTAACTCTTTCTGTGCTTTCAACTGCCTAGCTTCTTGCTCTGCTTTTCTTTGTGCTAGTCTGTTTGAGAACATCATAGATTGTTGATAGTTACCAGATTGGTTTGCATTAACCATACGTAGAGTATCAGCAAAGTTTTTTAACTTCATTGATTGCTCAGCTCTTGCTCTCTGTTCCTCTTCTAATTTCTTTTGCTCATTAATAGGTGATATGTTTATACCCAACGAACCTGTGTCATTAGGGTTTATATTTAAAAGACCACCTGGTTTATTAAAATCAAATATTGCCATTATGATATGTTTTTAAATGTGTCGTAGATATCAGCCGCATCACCTATTCTTCCAAGTAAACCTTGATTGGTTGATGATGTATTTGTCATGCCTGGTGTTCCACCGAATACAGCACCAGATAACAAGCCTATCTGTTGTGGGCCATAATTCAATCCTCTTGTAAACTCGCCATAGTTTGCATCTAGTCCAGCTTGTCCTAGTCTCTGCTGTTGGTTTCCAATACCAGATAGTAAACCTAATCCTCTGTATTGATCTGCTAACTGATTACCAAATAAACCAGCTCTAAAGTTTCTGTCGTTTAATGCTAGATTTGCTGCGTTGTTAAATCCAGACTGTCTTAAATTACCAGAGGTTCTACCAGCTATGTCTGCAAAGTTTTTGTTTGTTTCTGATTCAAGCAATGCTGAACGAGAACCACCAAAAGCACCACTGCCTATTGCTGCATCTTGATCGCTTTGTATTTGCATTTGCCTTGCATTATTAAGATCGCTAAGTGTGTTATTAATAACTTGTTCGTTATAAGGATTCTGAAATTGTTGTATGTTAAGTGGGCCTTGAGCTAAGTTGTTTAGTTGTCCTGTAGGATCAAAAGATAATGATCTACCAAACATGTTTCTTGTTGCATCAAAACCAGCTAGTTGGTCTGGATTAAATCCAGCTACTCTAGCACCTGTGTATGGTGTAAATGGTTGACCTGCTACGCCTTGCGCTTTGTTATATAAATCGTCATAACGTGCCTGAGTTGCTGGATCAACTGTAGATGATTGTGTTGTTTTATCACCACCGCCTTTGATAGCTCCGTATGCGGTAGCTCCTGCTGTGATGTATGGTAATGCTGATGCCATAATATATCCTATAAGTCCTTACTAATTAAATATTCTTGTTTAAATCCTAGGTGCTTAACTTTTCTTAACCAACCCTTACGACCACTACCAGTTATCTTGTTAATGCCGATTGACCTGGCGTACTTCTCTATTGATTTAAACATTTCTTCTACTTCTTCATAATCTCCAGCTATACAAAGAATATGTAAGACATTTTTCTTGGGGAAAACTACGAACTCTGTAATTATAACTGTTTGTTTTCCACCCCAAATTGAGGCTATTCCATTTTCTATTTTATACTTAACATCATCAATTGTATAGGAATCTTGATAGTCAATAACCTTTTCAATTAAGTCTTTATATTTATCAAACTCTAGCTCCCAGTCTTCTTTAGACTGTTGCTGTGGCGGAGATTGTTCCGTTGTCTGCGATACTAAGTTTATATTTTGTTCCATTTGGACTCACTAATACGAGTTCAGTAGCATCTACACCACTAACCTCTATTCTTTCACCTTTCTTAAATGCTAACCCATCTCTGTACTCTATTTCAGAAATCAGATAGTTTTGATAATCTGTATCTAATACTGGCCCTGGTCTTCTTAATGCCTTTCGTGCCATTACCTACGACCTCTTTTTTTAACATCTAGTCGTATGTTACCAACTTTAAATAACTGGTCTGTGTCGCCTGTTATTTTCATCTTAACTTGTCTTGCTGTAAATCTTGCGTCTGTGTAACCATCAGTTTCAAAAGTAAAGCTACCAAAATCTGTCTCTGCGCCAAGCGGTGTAAATCTTCCTGTAAAACTTAATACAACTCCAGGTAAGGTGTTTGCTTCTTCGTCTGGGATAATCTGATTGCATTGTACATAGTTATCACCAACGCCTATCTCAATAGGCCCTGACGTTGCGTAGGGTACTGCTGAACCTAAGTTCTCTGAGTTAGTTAATGTTGTGCTGTCGTGTTCGTAAACAAAACCAGCGCTATCACATGCTGTTGGAAAGTCTAATACGCCTTGGTCTAACCAACATCCCCTATCCATTGATCCAATACTCCATACGTTCTCTATATAGTTCCAGATAACATATTTGTTTGGTGTTAACTGATCTGTGCCAACAGGGAAGAAAAACCACATCTCATTAAAGTTAGAGTTGTGACCACCACATGATGTTTTTCTATATGGGCTATTTATATTGTCATAAACAAAATCATGTACTTCGCATTTTATTTCTTTGACTGATCCATCAAATACAAAGAATGAGTTTTCACCCATCCAACATAAGAATGAATCAGCAGCTATAACTGTTCTTGGGCTGATTGCTTTACAGTTAGTACCAGCGTCTTGTATGCCATAAATAAAAGGAGAACCTGTGTAATACAATCTAGCTACACCAGTATCAGTAAAGATAATAACGTCTGTTTGCCATTTAACTGCACTTAGCACTCTACCACCTGTAGGTATTTGTAAATCACCAGCAGTATTGGTTGATGCCGCAGTCCATGTTGTTAGTGTTTCTCTTGATGACCATTGTATCTTTCTTGGATCGCCACCTGC